GATGGACTGGACTTGATCCTGCATCTAGACCAACCTGGAGCATCTTTAACGAAGGCGCTGCTTTTAGCTTTGTAGAAACACTGCAAGGCCCAGGGCTTGTAAATCACACGATAATAAATAGAGAAACTGACATCGAATCACTTACAGAAACTACCAGCACCTTTACACAATGAAGCGTGTCCTAGCAGCTCTGCTGTTATTTGCTGGTCCGGTAAACGCTCAGGTTTCAAGCACTGCCGCACCAGTTGCAAACAGTAGCGGCTCAGTCACAAACCAAGCTGTTCAAGTCGTACCAAGCAAAACGTTCAGCTCTGTGATCAATGGCGTTAGTTGCCAGGGTGCAAGCTTGACGATTAACCCTTTTCTTAGTTCGACTACTGGCTGGTCTAGCCCTTACGAACAGTATTACAACGAGCCGGTCTACGACACTATCGATTTAGCTGGTACGACTGATCTAGAAGGCAACCCCGTTCCAGATGGCAGGCCCGATAATCCTGGCAACGTGCTGTTCTACAAACCAATCAGAACAGGCCAAAAAACTAACTTCTCAGTTAATGGCGGCATCACTGCACAGATCTCAATCCCATTGGATCGCAGTCATATCCGCACCTGTCGCAAGGCAGCAGAAAAACAAGTGCAGCTGATGGAAGCCAGCCTTGCTGATAAACGCCTCAATTACGAAATAGCTAGGTTGCGAAATTGCGGAACGCTAATGAAGGAAGGCGTGATGTTTCACCCTAAGTCGCCTTACAGCCAGATCTGCGCTGATGTGGTCCTGACAAACCCGCCTGGTGTCTTACCGCCCCACACACATTCAATACCTACTTCTTCAAAGACCGCTGGTACTTCCGACGCTGCCAAGCAGACTCAACAGCAACCTTCTTCCCCAGCTTCTCCTTAATTTTCTTGATCGTCTTTTTGACGGTTGGCTTGATCACCTTCAACAAGATGTCACCTAATGGTTTGGCTAAGACTGCTGCTGTTGTTGCGACAACCGCAATCGTTGCAGTCGTGACCACAACAGGCGAACCAGGAAGATGGTTGCCGAGAATCGCTGGTATGTCCAACGACTTGAACTGGGTTTTACATTCTCCATCGACTCGCTTGTAACCAGTGATGACAGCAGTCTGAAGCTTATTTTTAGCTCCTATAGGTATTGCGTCTGGTGGCGGACATGGCAACTCTGTGTCTACATTTGGAATGCCGGTCGGGTTGGACGCCGACTGTGAAGGGGACTTAGCCGGTTGCTGGGAGGCAGCCGGTTTTTCTTTTGGTGTTTCAATTATTGGCGGCTTGGCGGATCCATACGTCAACGTTCCAGGTGTAATGTCCATCGCGTTAAACGATGGCATCGTCCCATCGCAAACCGTGAAATTACCCCGGCTGTCGTTTGTATAAGCGTCTAGGTTTCCGGGCTGTGAATTTCTTGTCTCGACGCAGCCAGGTATATCTACAAGCGGAAAACCCAGCATCAACGTGACTGGTGGTTCAGAAGGAATGCTTTGCGGCGGAATGCCTCTCCAGGTTGGTATTTCTGGAACGCCAATACGCCCCACACCAATCTCAGGTATTTCAGGCACCTAATCAGAACGGCAACTTAGGTGTTTCGATTGCTGGACCTGTAGCTGATGGCAGTTCAGGCATTACATCATCAATCTGACCAGGGACCATGTCAGTCACCATCTTGGTCAGCTCACCCATGTAGTGCTTTGTGATTGATGGGATGCGGGTGTAAAGCACAGCCGATCCAACAACCATTGCTCCAGACATTAGAAATGCTGCAGCGCCGAGCAGATTAAAAACTTTTTGCATGATCAGATTGCAAAGAAAAAACCTCCCCTGCTGTGTGAGACCAGGGAAGGTTGCAGTTGCTCTTTTAAAGACTAGCTCAGAAACCGTACTTCAGTCCAAGCTTTGAGCCCCAGCTGAAGTCGTCGCCAGAAACGCCGCTGAGTTCTCCGTAAACAGAAACGCTTTCAGCAACCGCAACCGAGCCGCCAAATTTACCGGCAAACTCAACTTCGCTGTCCACGCCATTAGGCATGAGAATAACTGGACCGCCCTGGATGAAATACGAATAAGCGCCTTCGCCGCCTTCGTAGCCAACGTCAAGGTTTAGCGAACCACCAAGGTAGTTGTCACCAACAGTTGTGCCGTTGAACTCAGGATTCAGGTAAGGACCAGCGAGGGCAGACGCTGGTGCCAATGCAACTGCCGTAGCGGCTGCACCAATCACAAAAGACTTGATCATTAGAAGGGGTTGAGTTTTCTTGAGCCAGATTAGCTGGCGTGGTCAATGGACAGTTGACAATCTGATCCTTAGTTTTCATCCGTTCCAGGGAACGTTGAGTAGTGCTTCTTATGCAATCCGGTGAAAAGACCACGCTTTGGGTGGTCAGGTTTGTCGCGGCCTTCAAGCATAAATAGCATCTCAAGCCACGACACTCGATTCGCCATTGCCTCAGTGTCTTCTGCCCCTGGCTTGCAGGGGATCATTGGGTCAGGTTTTTGCATCAGGAAGGCTCAGTTGGCCATTCCATCGTATGGGGAAAACCCTCTGCTGCACTGATGTTTCGCAATGCTGTTCGGTAAGTTTTCCACGCTGTCTTTTTAGCCGTTGCTAACGGACTGTCAGTCAAAACGGTCCAGTCACATGCAGCCAGCTTGCGGTCACGCTCTGAACGAACGTTTGCAGCAACCTGATTGTCGATCTTGGTGCGGTAAGCAGCCTCATCGTCGCTGTTAGCAAAAACAGGACCAACAATGAACTTGGTGAACCACTGACCCTTAGTCTCTTCAACACCATCACGGGTGCTGACTTCATACGGTCCAGACGTACTTGCAGCAGGTCCGTTTAGAACAGGGTCATAGCCAAACCCATCAAGGATGTCGGCTGTGATCTGCTTGGGGAATGAAGTGTTTGGGTTGTCAGCACGAAGCTGACTGTCGGTGATGACGACACCAGTGGAGCGGTTGCGGATTTCCATGATTAAGCGATGGCGAGGAAAATGTAAGTGCCGCCATTAGTGTTAATAGCAGCAGGGGCTGATGAAGTAACTGTAAATCCTGCATTAAGTGGATCGATGTAATCGGTGTTAGTAACTTCAGCACCTGTGCTATTAAGCCGAAGATACGGATCGTTGCCACCTACGATGCCTCTCAGTGAGTCATAAAGATACCAATCCCCACTACTGTCGGTGCGTTTTATTAATAGAAAACGGACACCTGCGGTGAACCCACAATCAACGTTAATATCATTGCCAGTACCGCTGAAAGTGCCTATTTTAGATATGCCGGGCAGGGTTGCAAATAGGTAGGCGATGTAGTTGTAAGAGCTACTATTTGTGTCGTTGTCAGTACCAAGTATAATATTATCTGCTGTAGGAGTGCTCCAATAGGTAGAGTTTGAATCTTTTGCAGCATCGCTATTAAGGCGCAAACTCCCATTTGCTCCAGTATTGGCATCGTAAACCCTCCAAGCGCGAGTGCCATCTCTGGCCTTTATTAACATCATCTCAGGCACTACACCCAGGTTATGAGATTCAGTCCTGCCTGATGTTGAGTTACCAGCATAAGCAACAACATCTAAAAATCCTGATGCTCTTTTGAACATCCATACATAATCAGTTGCTCTTACATTATTAAGGTTGTAGACACCATTGTTATAGGGAAAAACACTAGTTCCAGCGTCGAAAGAACTATCAGTATAAACTATGTTTTGAATTCTATTAATTAGTCGGGTTCCAAATTCAGCAGAATCTGAATTATTTACTTGGTTCCTTCTTATCAGTAAATCTACTGCAAAGTTTGATATAAACGAAGGGGTATTAGCACTATAACCAGTGTCGTTGTTATCAACAGCAAACACTTCCGTACCAGCACTGGGCGGCTTATGCGGACGGCGGATTGCCATGTAGATGTAAGTGTCACCAGCACTATTCATAGGGAGGAATTGGCTGTTAGCAGGATCAACAATAAAGCCAGTAGAGGTAAAGTCGATAGAATTACG